ACCTCGAGCGCATCAAAAACGAGGCCGATGGCGCGCTCGCGCAAGGCCTGGCCATCAAGCTCAAAGGCTTCGGATTCCAGTCAGATCGATTCCCGCGCGTGATGGAGGCGCTGCGCAATTCGATCTGGAACGCCGGGCTTGGTGACATGGCCACCACCAACCTGACGCGGCTGAACGATGCCATTCTTTCACTGAGCAAGACGGATCCCGAAACGCTGCAAATGATCGGCCGCGCGCTGTTCTATCTGGGCACCGCCGGCGCCGGCCTGGTGGGCGCCGGTGCCGCCGTGACGGCCATTACGGTGGCGCTGCGCCCGCTGCTCAAGCTGGGCGCGTCCTTCATGGCCAGCCCGTGGTGGGCCAAGGTGATCGCCGCCGGCGGGCTTGGTGCGCTGATCGTGGGCAAGGGCGCCGGCAACGCCTTCGAGCTGGGCGAGCCCGATGAGTGGGGCAACCGCACCAGCAAGTTCGGCGAGATGCTGAAAGAGGGCGAGTATCTGGCGCGCCGCATCGGCGTGCTCGCCGGCCAGGCGGCCGATGGCATCGGCCGATTGTTCGGTTTCGATGCCGAGAACTCGGCGCTGATGCTGGGCGTGCGCGCTCTGCACGGCTTGCTGAGCAGCATCAACGCGATGTGGGACAATGCGAACCGCTTTTTCGATGAGCGCGATGCCAACCACGGCGCGGCCGCCAAGCAGTTCTGGGAGAAGATGCGGCAAGGCTTGAGCGGCAACGCCGCCGGCGCCGGGCCCACCACCATGGAAGGGTTCACCACGGGCATCGGCGGGCAGCAGCCGATCGCCAAGCTCGAGGGCCAGGCCACCGTCAGTGTCGATGTGCAAGTGAAGGGCGGCGAGGTGACCGGCATCCGCACAACCGACGGCCAGCACATCAAGCTCAACGTGGGCCAAGGCATGCGCGATACATCGAAGGGCATGGCCGGCGGCAGCGGCGGCTACGGGCCGTAGTGCGAATCTGGATAGACTCCGGTCAGAATCTCACGGGGGCACGCCATGGCCGTCTGCCGCGATTGGTCAACCACGCTGCGCCGCGCCAGCTACCGCGGCGTGGCGTTCTTCGTCGAGGCCGACACCATCGATACCGGCCGCCGCCTGGTGGTGCACGAGTTCCCGCACAAGGATGCGCCGTACATCGAGGACCTGGGCCGCAAGGCCAATTCGATTCAGGTCACGGCCTATCTGGTGGGCGATAACATCGAGCAGCTGATCCGTGGCCTGCAGGCGGCGTGCGATGCCGGCGGGCCGGCCGTGCTCAACCTGCCGATGGAGCGGCTCACCGCGCACTGCGAAGATTGCCGGCGCGATTACAGCAAAGACAAGCTGGGGCATGTGGCGTTCGCGCTCAAGTTCTGGCGCCAGGGCACGGGCCCGGGGCCATTCTCATTGCTCAGCCTGGCGCGCGCCGTTGAGTTCGCCGCCGGCGCCATCGTGGCCCCGATCACCAGCGCGTTCGTCACCACCTATCAGACGTTGGGCGAGCACAGCTATGTGCGGGCCGCGGCCTCGAGCCTGGCGGCCACCTTTTTCGGCGAGTTCGATCAGGCCATTCGCTCAGCCCCGCTCGAGGCGGCCACTTTGGGCCCGATCTTGCGCCAGGTGGAGTCGGCGATCGAGCGCGCCGATGCGCTGACCTTGGTGGGCGCGGTGGGCGATCGCTACAGCAACGTGGGGTTCGTGCAAGAGCGCCCCGATGCGCTCACCGGCGAGATCGTCACCGTGGTGACCGGGCTGTTCACATCGGCGCGCCTGGCCATGGCGCCGCAGGACGCGGCCGCGTTCACACTCGGATTCGCCGAATGGGGCAGCGATGATGTGCTGCAGCCCGGCTCAGGCGGCGCGCGCATGACCGCCAACCAGAACGCATTCAATCGCTTGGTGCGCGCCGCCGCCATGGCGCAGTACGCCACCGCCGTGACCTTGCGCGAATACGATGATGTGCGTGATGCCCGCCAGGCGCGCGCCGATGCCGCCGAATACTTCGCCGCACTGCTCGATGTGGTGAAAGATTGGCCCGATGTGTGGGCGCAGCTCGCCGATCTGCGCGGCCGCGTCAATGAGCACCTGCATCGCACGATCACCGATCTGGCGCCGGTACTCGAGCTTGAGGCGGCGGCGCGCATGCCATCGCTGTGGTGGGCCAATTATCTTTATGCCGATGCCGAACGCGCCGGCGAGGTCTACAAGCGCAACGGCGTCAAGCATGCCGGATTCATGCCCATTAAATTCGAGGTGCTGGCGCGATGAGCCTCAACCCTGAGTTCGTGGAGGTGATCGGCGCCTCGGGCTCGATGGGGTGGGAGCAGGTTCAGGTCAAAGCGCATCTGAACGAGGCGGTGCGCAGCTTCGGCCTGCATTGCACCGAGATGAGTTCAGCAGTAGCGAGCAGCTTCGCGTACCCGCCCGGCACGGCCGTGCAGATCATCGCCAACGGCGATCTGATCCTGAGCGGCTACACCAACAGCTATGCACCAAGCGGCGATGGCCGCACGCACAGCGTGCTCATTCAAGGCCGCGGGCGTGGTCAGGATTTCTGCGATTGCGCCGCCGTGCACGATACCGGCATGTGGGAGAACAAGACGCCGGACCAGATCGCGAAAGAGCTGGACAAGTTCGGCGTAGGCATCAGGGCCATGGTGCCCCTGTACCCGATACCGATGTGGAATCTCTACCAAGGCGAGACGGCACACAACACCATCGAGCGCGCGCTGCGCGATCAAGGCGCCACCATGATGGGCAAGGCGGACGGCTCGATCGAGATCACCAACGCCAGCGTTGCCAGGCGCCACGCCGGCGGGCTGATCGAGGGGCACAACGTTCTCAAGTTCTCAGGGCAGATCACCGATCATGCGCGATTCAGCGAAACCACGGTGAAAGGGCAGCGGCGCGAGGGCGTGAGCGCCAGCGATCTGCGCGTGACACAGCGGTTCAAGGACTTCGGCGTGCGCCGCTATCGCCCGAAAATATTGGTGCAGGAAACCGATACCAACAAAGACCGGGCGCTCAGGCGTGCGCAGCACGAATCCGAGCGCGCGCAAGGGTTCAGCGTGCGCGCCACCATCATCACGCAAGGCTGGCGCGATGACGGCGGCCAGGTGTGGGAACCCAATCATCTGGTGTTCGTGCAGAGCCCGAGTCTCAAGATCGCCGGCGATATGCTGATCGAGTCGGTCATGTACACGCAGCACGCCAAGCAGGGCACGTATTCGGAGATCGCGCTGGTGCACCCCAAGGCCTACAAAGGCAAGGCGGGCGCCGCCAGCAAGACAAGCAGTGATTGGGGTGGCGACGAATGAGCTTCATTGCAGACGGCCACATCGGCCGCTCGATCATGCGCCGCGTTGAGGTGATCGAGGTTGACGATAGCAAGCCGATTCAAGTGATCACCTGCAAGGGCCTCGAGAACGAGGTGTTCAAGGTGGCGCTGCGCGGCCAGCCGCACGGACTCACCGGCGTGCCGACCGTGGGCTCGATCGGCTACGTCTACATGGCCAACGGGCGGCCCGATCAGGCGTTTCTGGCCGCGCTCGAGGATCCCAACATCAGGCCCAAGAATCGCGAGCCCGGCGAAACCGTGGTGTACGGCAAGGCCGGCCAGACGGTGCTGCAGGACAAAGACGGCAACACCATCGTGCGCTCGCCCAACGGCATCGTGCACATCAACCCGCCCTGAGAATCGCCATGGCCGATGACGGCGTTTCATTCCCGTGGGCACGCGACAAGCTGATCGGCGCCAAAAAGTGGGCCGATCAATTCTTTCGCGATCGCTCAACGCCGGCCGGCGGCACCGTGCGCCGTGGCGCGCTGACGTTTCGCGCGCCGGCTGAGCCCAGCAAGCAGACGGCGGCCGAGTTCGTCACCAAGGGCGCCATTGAGGGCGCGCAGCACGCGCTCAATTGGCTCGAGATGGTCAACCAGCCGGCCACGCCCGGCACGCCATTGCCGCAGGTGATCGCGCCGCGCGGTACCGAAGATTATCGCGTGGGCGTGCTGAGCCCGTCTGATGTGGCGGCACCGCTGGGCGCCGGCGCCATGGCGGCCCCGTTCGCGCTCGCCCGCGAGGGCACCACGGTAGGCGTGTTCGGCGGCAAGATCGCCGCGCAGAACCTCGAGAAAGCCGGCCGCCCTACCGCCGTGCAGGCGCTCGATATGGCTGAGCGCATGGAGCGCGAAGGCAAGAGCCAGGCTGAGATACGCCAGGCCACCAATGAGTTCATCGAGAAAAACGATCCGGCACTTGGCGGCGTGCACAAGGGCATCGAGGGCGGGTGGCGCTTCGAGGTCAGCGACCGTGAGTCGAAGTTGCGCGCGGTGGGGCCGCGCAACACCACGTTGGGCAAGGAGTTCAAACACCCCGAGCTGTATCAGATGGACCCCGACGCGGCCGAAATGGTGCTGCAGCGCCTGCCGCTGAAAGACGCCGGCGGCCACTATACCGAGGCCTGGCGCGGCGCCACGTTTCAGACCCCGCCGCGCATGGCGATCTCAACCAAAGGCAGCAACGCTCAGCAGCGCGGCATCGCGGTGCATGAGGCGCAGCATCATCTGCAGGATTTGGACGATCTGCCGCGCGGCACGAGCCCGATCGTTTCGGACCGTTGGTTCCCGAAGGTGGGCAACAAGGAGCGCGCGGTTTTCGAGCAGGCCTTTGAGTTGGACTTCTGGCGCCGATTAGAGATCGAGCACGGCCACCCGGCGCGCACGCCGCAGCAGATCGCCGACGAACTCGAGTACTTCACGCCCGTTCGTTCGCGCGGTGCGCTGCCGCCGCGGCCGTACAGCAAGGAGGCGATCGAGCTGGCAAGCGACCCTGAGCGCCTGGCGGCCGCGCGCGAGAAATGGGCATTGCACCAGAAGGATGCCGCGTACTACCGCGCCGCCGGCGAGATGGAGGCGCGTCAGGCCCAGGCTCGAGCCGATCTGACGCCGGCGGAACGCCGCGCCAGGCACCCTGACATGGACCTGAGCACGGGCGGGGCACAGCCCTATGCGGTGGGCCCACAAGCGGGCCGCTACGCGATACTCAAAGACGCTGAGGGCCGCGATGTGACCGGCCGGCGCAGCGTTGAGCGCGCGGCCGATGAGGATATCGAGGATCTGCTTGGCGGCCCGCGCACGTCAGCTTCGCGCGAGCAAGATGAGCGCATGCGGCGCGGGCAAGAGCGCTGGCTCAAGGCCAAGGAGCAAGAGCCGGCGCCGCCTGAGATCAAAGGCCAGGGCATCGAGATCACCAACAATCTCGATCGTAAACCGGGGCGCTTCGAATATCACATCTTCAAAGACGGCGTGCGCATCGGCGATGTGGAAGGCGAGGTCGTCAACGGCATCGCGCACATCGAATGGCTGGGCGCGCTGCGCATCGGCGGCGTGCGCGGGTTCAAGGCGTTGCGCGAGCACTTCCGCAAAGACTTCCCCGGCGTCGATACCTTCACCGGCGAGCGCGTCAGCGGCGCCAAGGATCGCCTGCCGGACCCCACGCAGACGATCAAGATTCCAAGCGTCACCGGCGTGCCGATCATCGTGCCGCAGCCCTACATCGATGACGCCGAATGGGAGTTCGCGGCCGATGAGCACGCGGGGCGCTCGAGCGTGCGGCGCGTTGAGGTGATCGAAGTTGACGATAGCGGGCCCATTCAGCGCGTGACCGTGAAGGGCCTCGACGGCGAGGTTTACAAGCTGGCGATGCGCGGCCAGGGCTTCGGGCTGACCGGCGTGCCGAAGGTTGGCTATGTGGGGTATCTGTACGGCGCCAACGGGCGGCCCGATCAGGCTTACCTTGGCAATCTCGAGGACCCCAACATCAGGCCCAAGGATCGCGCTGAGGGCGAAACGGTGATCTACGGCGACAAGAATCAGGCCATGGAGATGACGGAGGGCGGTCACGTCATGTGGCGCACGCCCGATGGCGTCTGGCACAGCAACCCGTGAGGTGAACCATGCCCCTGATCGCGCGCTTGGGTGACACCGGCACGCACGGGGGCTCGATCACCACGGCGGCCGCCAACAGCTATTGCGAGGGCGCCAAGATCGCGCGCCAGGGCGATACCTACACCTGCCCCATTCATGGCCCCAACGCCATCGTTGGGCACAGCAACAAGCTCAAGTGCGAGGGCGCGTTTGTGGCCCGGCACGGCGATGCCACCGAATGCGGCGCCACGCTGATCTCCGGCGCCAGCAAATCACTCGATGAATAAGGGGCGAGGCGATGCTGATCCGCGTGCGCGATACCGAAGCGTGCGAGCCACAAAGCACGTTCCTATGGGACTCCGTGTGGCTCAATGCCTTGCACGCCACCGGGGGTTATGCCGATTGGATCATGGCCGGCGCAGAGGACCCCGCGGAGCAGCGCGGCGGCTTGCGCGCGCGCATGCAACTCATGACGGCGATCCTGATCTGCCTGTTCACCGATCGGCGCCTGCCGCCGGGCGAGACGCGGCCGGGCAACAATCAGGACCCGCGCGGCTGGTGGGGCGACTCCATTCGTCTCAGTGATGAGCCTGATGCGCAGCTGGGCTCGCTGCTGTGGACGCTCGAGCGCTCGGTGCTCAACGCCGAAACCGTGCGCCTGGCCTATGACTATTGCGAGGAAGCGCTGCAGGTGTTGATTGATCAGGGCGCCGTTGCACGATTCGAACTCGAGGTGCGTGCCGATCAAGTGCAAGGGCATCTGCTGATCGAGGTGCGCGCGTTCGATCACGCCAACATCGAGCAAGTGTCAACGCACTACGACATCGTATGGCAACAGCTGCGTACCCCCGCGGGCATGAACTACATCGCTGCATGAGGGCGCGCACATGGCTTTCAATCTGCCGACGCTCACGCAGCTCGCTGAGCGCACGTACAATGCGCTCAACGCCAACATCAAAGGCGCCGATGCGCGCTTGTGGCCTAACAACGTAGCGGTATCAGCCAAGGCCATGGCCGGCGCGGTGTGGGAGGCGTTCTCGTTTCTCGAGTACATCAGCAAGCAAATGCTGGTGCACACCGCCACCGATCCGATCTGGATTCAGCGGCACGCGGCTGAGTTCGGCATGAGCCAGCTGCCCGCCACCTACGCCACGGGCACCGTTGATATCACCGGCGATGCGAGCATCACCGTGCCCGCCGGGCTGATCCTCGAGCGCGCCGATGGCGTGCGCTATGAGATCATCAATTCAGGCACCACCGATCTAAGCGGCGATCTCAACCTGCCGGTGCGCGCGCTCGAGCCCGGCAAGCTCGGCAACGCCATCGCCGGCATCCAGCTCACGTTCGTCGTGCCGCAGGATCGCATTGCGCCCGAATGCGAGGTTGCCGCCGGCGGCATCGGCGCCGGCGCCGATCCGGAGTCCATGGAGTCGCTCAGGCAGCGCGTGCTGTTTCGCAAGCGCAACCCGCCACACGGCGGCGCCGCGCATGACTATGTGATCTGGGCGCGCGAGATCGGCGGCGTGACGCGGGTGTTCGTGGACCCCGTCAATATCGTCAATGAGCGCATCACCATCGGCGTGTGGTTTCTCATGGATGACACCTATGTCAACGGCGTGCCGCAGGCGGCCGATGTGGCGGCGGTGCAGGCCTACATCGATAGCGTCAAGCCCGCCGGCGCCGTGGCCGATGTGGCCGCGCCCACGCCGGTGACGGTCAACGTCACCATCGCCAACCTCAGCCCCGACACCACCGCGGTGCGCGATGCGATTCAGGCCGAGCTGCGCGCGCTGTTTCGGCGCGAAGTGCGCGTGAGCACCGAAACCGAACCGTTCACGCTGTGGCGCTCGCTGATCATCGAGGCGATCGCCAACGCGACCGGCGAGCATCATCACTCGATCACGGCCCCCAACAGTGACGTCGCTTACACGGCCGGCCAGCTGCCGGTGCTTGGCACGGTGACATTCTCATGAGCCAGATCGTTTGCTCGAGTCCGATCGATGACCCGTTTCGCTGCCCTACGAAATGGGACCTATGGCGGCAATTGCTGGCGCTGCTGCCGGCGGGCCGCGCCTGGCAAAACCATTTCTCGATCTATGCCAAGACGCCGGGCGGCGAGCTGGCGCAGTTTCCCACGTTCCAGATCGGCCAGACAGGGCTGGGCGCTACGCCCGACGAGGGCACGCTCACCGTGCTGCAGCAGTTCTGGGCCGGCTATGCGGAGGTGCTCGAGTACCTGCACCAGCGGGCGTGCGCGCTGATACAGGAATTTTTCTGCACCACGCTGTTTGAGACTACCGATTTGTGGGCGATCGAATGGGGCTTCCCCGACCCGTGCCTGCCCTATGACGCGCTGTGCGAGAAAGTCACCGCGCAAGGCGGCGCCACCTGCGCATACTTTCAGGAGATTGCGCTCAAGCGCGGCTGGCTCATCACCTGCAGCAGCGTGGCCGCATACCCGCCTGAGATGGCGGTGCAGATCGATCTCGACAACTCGCCGGCCTATGAGCCGCCCGGCATCGGCAACCTCGCCGGCGCGATGGTTTCGGGCATCGAGTGCAATGCGTGCCATGACCCGAGCACGGCGCCGATCATATGCCTGATCGAGCGCATCAAACCGGCGCACGTGCGCGCGGTCTATCACACCGTGGGGCAGATGATGCCCAAGCGCTTCAACGATCCGGACGTGTTCTTCACGCCCACCGTGACGCAATCATAAAGAGGGCCTAGCCGATGACTGGCATCAACGATATTGGCCCGTTGGCCGGCGATCTTGGCGTGACCACGCGCCCATCAGAAACCGACTCGAGTGGCGCGGAGTATCTTTGGTTCAAAGATTGCAGCGATCAGTTCACGGCTGACGGCACCAAGTTCACGGCGCGCTGGGCGAACAAGATGATCGCGCAGATACGCCGCGCCTGCGATGGCATGGGCATACCGCGCAATGAGACTGACGACGACCGGCTGCTCAAAGCGATCCAGAAAGCCGATCGCCCTATCGTCAACATCGGCGGCGCCATCGAGTTTTACGCCGGCGATGACCCGGGCACGCGCGCGCACAAGTTTCGCACGATCGAGGGCGTTGGCGGCATCGTCGCCAGCCTGCATGCCGGCGGCGAGAAAGTGCTCATCGATCCGTCCGGCCTGCCCAGCCAGGTGCCACTGGTCAACCTAGGCGCCGGCATCGCCATCTTTGCCGGCCTGGTCAGCGGTCAGAATCGTATTCGATCGCTCAAGGCCGGCACCGGCATCACTGCCGAGGTCGATGTCGATGGCTCGGTGAAAGTATCGGCGGGCGCACCGCCCGCGGCCGCCGCCGGGCTCAAGGGCATGCAGGTGTTCTCGAGCAACGGCACTTGGAATCGCCCGGTGGGCGTCACGGCGATTTTGGTGTTCGTGACCGGCGGCGGCGCTTGCGGCAGCGGCGGCGGCGTCAATGCCCACGATGGCGGCGGCGCCGGCGGCACGGCGATCAAGTTCATCGATGTGACGGCGATCTCGAGCGTGGCGGTGACCGTGGGGCTCGGCAGTGACGCCGGCTCGCCAATCATGCTGCCGCACTCTGATGGCAGCGGCGGCGACTCCACGTTCGGTTCGCACTGCACGGGCGGCGGCGGCAAGCGAGGCAATTCGGGCCCCGGGCGCGGCGGCGTCGGCACTAACGGCCACATGAATATCCGCGGCGGCGATGGTCAGGCGCGCAGCAACTACTCGAGCGAGTCCGTGCCCGGCGATTTCGCGCCGTCAAACGGCAACGGCGGCGCTTCGTTCTGGGGCGGCGGCCGCGCCGCGAACGCAGAAGGCGGTTCCTCCGGCGCATACGGCTCAGGCGGCGCCGGCGCCGGCAGCGAGGATGTCAAAGGCCGCGACGGCGTGGTGATGGTGCTCGAGTTCTAAGCAGCGAGGCCTGGCGATGACGGCGTTCTCATTCCCCGGTGAGTTCGGCACAGATGTGCGCCCGCCCGCGCCGCCGGCTGCACTGCGCAAGCTGTGGGCGCAGAATGAATCCTCGCCCGGCGCCGGCGATGGCACGCGCGTTGACGCCGGGCTGATCAACTCGATCGTGGCCAATCTGCGCGCCCTGGCGAGCGCGGCCGGCACGCCGGCCGATTACAACAATGACAACGTTGTCACGCTGGCGGTGCAAACGCTGATCGCCGCATCGGTATCCGGCGAGCATTACACCAAGGCCGAGGTCGATGCGGATTTTGTGCTGCAAACGCGCACACTCACGGGCGCGGGCCTGGTGGGCACGATCGGCGATCTCAGCGCCAACCGCACGATTGATGTGCCGATCGCCAGCCAGGCCGAGGCTGAGGCCGGTACGAACAACACCAAAGGCATGACACCGCTGCGTGTGGCGCAAGCGATTGCGGCACTGGCCGGCGGCGGCGGCGGCTCAGGCGTGACCGCGGCCGAACTCGCCGGCGCGCTGTACGGCAACGTTGATGTGGCGAGTGCGGGCACCTGCGACATTCTCGGGGCCGCCTCGATCTGCGTTACCATCACCGGCACCACCACCATCACCAGCCTGGGCACCGGCGCCGATCGCTGGCGCATCGTGCGCTTTTCGGGCGCGCTCACGCTGACGCACAACGCCACCAGCCTGATCCTGCCCACCGGCGCCAACATCGTGACGGCCGCCAACGATTGCATGATCGTGCGCTCCGACGACTCGAGCAACGTGCGTGTGGTGAGCTACATGCGCGCCAATGGCGAGCCGCTGGCGCTCACGTCTGGCCAGGTCACCACGGCCTTGGGCTTCACGCCGGTGACCAACGCGCGCACGCTCACGGCCGCCGGGCTTCTAACCGGCGGCGGCGATCTCACCAATAACCGCACCTTCGATCTCGCGCTTGCCTCGCAGGGCGAGGCCGAGGCGGGCACGAACAACACCAAGGCGGTGACGCCGCTGCGTGTGGCGCAAGCCATCGCCGTGCTGGCGCTCGCCAGCTTCAACACACGCACGGGTGCGGTGACGCTGCTCAGCGCTGACGTCACCGGCGCCTTGGGCTTTACGCCGGTAACCAACGCGCGCACGGTGAGCGCGGCCGGGCTGTTGACTGGCGGCGGTGATCTCACCACCAACCGCACGCTCACGGCCACGGCGGCGAGCCAGGCCGAGGCCGAGGCGGGCACCAACACCACCACCGTGATGACGCCGCAGCGTGCCTCGCAAGCGATCGCAGCGCTGGCGCCGGTGCGCAGCGTGCAGAATTTTGACGGCGGCGGACTCGCCAGCACGGCCGTCACCAGCGTGGCGCTCAGCATCGAGTCCGGCGGCGTGCTGCGCCTGACCTACCGTAAGGCGAGTTGATCGGGGGAGCTTGCAATGAGCGCCTTTTCCTACCCGTCACAGTTTGCGGTTGACGTCCGGAACGCCACGCCATCGGCCGACGGGCGCAAGCTGTGGGCACGTGACCCGAGCTTGCCCGGTGCCAATGACGGCGCGCGCATCGATCATGGCTTCGCGGATTCCGTGGTGGCCAACCTGCGCGCACTGGCGGCGGCAGCGGGCACGCCGCAGACGTGGAACGACGACACCACGTTGAGCCAGGCGGTGCAGGCCTTGACCATCGCCACGCTGGCCGCCGATTTCTACACCGCGGCGCAAATGGACAGCTTGTTCGTGCCGAAGGCTCGCACGCTGACCGGCGCCGGCCTGGTGGCCGCGATCGGCGATCTCACGGCCGATCGCAGTATCGACGTGCCGATCGCCAGCCAGGCCGAGGCTGAGGCCGGGCTGATCAACAATAAGGCGATGACGCCACTGCGCACGGCGCAAGCCATCGAGGCGCTATTCGAGCCCGGCGTCGGCTCAGGCGTGACC